CAACTTACTTTTGTGTAATCACTAAATGGTATAATAATCTCATCAGTTATGACATCTTTAATTTGGTAATAAGTAGTTGATGGTAAATAAGTTACATCATTATATGCGTATAAATTATCATAGTTTTTAAGTGGATATTTCTCTCTACCGAACACTTTAATCTCTGGCTTACTACCAACCTTATATTTTGTTTTCAACCTCTTAAACGTAACGTAAATATCTTCAGCAGTTAATTCCGGTAATGACCCCGTTGTAAATACTGAATCATCCCATCCAATTCTTACTTTTGGTTGGTAAATTGTATTAGTTTCCTTTGAAAAGAATTTCAATTGACCATAATCATTCGTATCGTTTTCTAATACTGAATCGTGTTTTAATATCAAACCATCATTTGGAATACTACCATCAATCCACATATTCATCATATCGATAATATCCATTTCAATATCACAACTTTGATATTCGTATGGTTGTGATGCCTCAGATGCAGTGTACCAAGTTCCACCTTTACCATTATACGAACCAGTTGATTCGGGTGATAAGGTATCGGAACGTAACCACGAGGTTGCAGTTGATAATGAATTCCAAGTTACACCATCCGTAGTTATTTCATCAAATCTAGTACCAATTCCCATTTCCCAACTTTGAGAAACCGGATATGCATATAATGTATATGATAAGGGAATTTCATTTGCTTCACATTCTTTAAGAATTAGTTCAGCAGAACTCATTGTAATCTCACCACTATATAATGATGCAGATAATTGAGTTGTATCAAATTTAAGTAATGAATGTGATACATCTTTTAGATTTCCATAATAAGTTTTGGAAACTTCTAATATTTCATCTAACCCAGTATTTTGATTAGGCTGTTGTAAATAAATCGATGCATCTTTTGATGCTGTTAAAAAATATATCATTATACTACTCTCCCTTTAATATCTTTATTTGGATATTTCACTTCAAAAACCGATGGGTCTAATGATGGATACACCATTTTACCTTTAGTGGCTGATGATATGTTATATGAATTTTTTGAGTAATTCCCTAAACACTTATTTACAATATCACATTTTGGAACAGATTGAACCCCTTCAATTCCTGCAATTAATAATTCAATTTCAGAAATATTGATTGGCATATTAAAAGTCCAATTATCTATATTAAAGTAATTTTGAAGTTCGGTGATACATTTAGTTAAAACTTCTCTTTTATTATATCCACCATATACTCTAATTTCAAAATCTACACCAATATTAATTACAAACCCATCTAATAAATTCACACCATCAGTTAATAAACGATATTCACTTAAATAAGTTTTCAAATTTTGTTTAACTGCTTTGTTAAGTGGAGTTTTTATATGAATCATATCCAAGCACAAATAAATTAATAGCAAATGGATTATTTTTTTCACTTAAATTATTTTTCTTACCAATTAAAAATTTACCAACTTCATCTTTAATTTCTTGCTCGGTTAAGTTTCTATCTTTTAATGATTGAACTAATCCTGCAAATTCTTCCAACGAATCTGGGTTATTTAATATCGATGATGGTGAATTATTATCCAACTCTCCATCAGGTGCACAATATGCTTTAGCAATACCACCATACTTTGCAGGTAATGATAATGCTCTTACTTGATAATCTTTACGAGTTACTGCTCTATTTTGAGAACCAAAGTTTGCCAAAGCGTTTTCTCTGATTTCTTCAATAGTTTCCTCACCTCTACCACCTGTAGCAGGAATATCGTTTGATACTGCAACCGATGATTTTGCTTGTTTATATAAACGTAAATCATTTGTATTAAACGCAGTAGTATCATCATCGAATTCAATTCTATCGATTGTGGTTAAATCTCCACTTGCTACGTTTGAATTAATACCACCACCTATTAAATATGAAAATGTAATAGTTGTATTTGAAGGTGCCTGACCATACGTTGTTGTTTTTAAAAAATTAGCAGGATCAAATGATGCACCTAATTTATCAATTGATGATTTTAATCCTAACCCAACATTTTTAAAATTTGGTATAAGAGTTTCATCTGATGCTGCAGCATTACCACCACCGAAAATAAGTGTTGTAGTATTATCTGAATTTATTTTTGTGACAAATCTACGAGATGTTTTTGTTAATTTTAAAACATTCGAAACTGAATCTTTGAATTGAACCAAATCTTTATCAGTTTGTTCTGATATTGGATAATCTACAAAAACCATTTCTTGTGCAAGATACGGAACTTCATACCACTTATTACCATTTGAATCTTTTACATCATAAATTTGAATAACATCTGTATCTGCTATATCAATTTTTGAAAATTGCTGTGATGCACCAAAATCAACTGATTGAGTTCTTAGTATTGCAGAAATAGCATTAACTTGCTTTTTTACTAAATATAATGAAGCTTCACCTGTATTTTCATCTTTGGTATAGATGGTGATTTCACGTCCACTCTCATCGTTAAAATCTACTAATTCCGTAGTTCTAAATTTAACATCGGTTTTACCCGAAACAATCATTCCTTCTTTTATTCTCAAATAATAATCATTATCTGGTCTATTAGTATCCCCACTACCAATTGCAGGAACTAATTGGTAAATAGATAAAGTTGTTATCGCAGGAGATGAAACTTTTGGTTTATATCCTAAATATTGTGCAAGGGCAAGAACATTTTCTTTATCCTCTGCATATAACATTAAGGATTCCTTTAAGGTATCATCAGTATAATATGAAAGAACATCACCTACATACGATGCCATTTCGATAAACATCATACCAGGAGATGATTCGTTAAAATCTGAATATGTTTTTGGAAAATATGTTTTGGCATATTCAATTAAGTTTTCTCTAAATTTAGAAAAATCTTTATTAAGATATTTTATATCTCTTCCTTGATTTGATTTCTTTGTAATTGAATTCAGTGCCATTTTATTATCCTTGTACTGTAAATGTTATTTGTTGTGTTTCTATTTGATTACCGACCGTAAATTGAATTGTCATATGTGCAATGTGATTGTCTTTCATCGCATCAGTCATTTCAATATCAATTTCGTCTATGTTAATATATGGTAACCAATAATTTACATTTCTTGTTATAGTTTGTTCTAATTTGGTTTCAAAATCACCATCCATTGGTTCAAACAAAAGTGAATGTAATCCCGTACCAAAGTTTGGTTGCATTATTCGTTCACCCTTTTTGGTCATTAGTAAATTTTTTAAATTTGCTTTTGCCTGTTCATATGAAGAAAATGATTGAGCAAAATATCCAGTATTACCCCTTTGTACGGGTAAAGTAATTCCGTATGCGAAATCATTAAATTCTTTCGTATCTTTTACTACTTTTTTATCTAATACATATGCCATAGTTATTTACCTCCACACTTACATTTATCACAACCTTTACCAGATTTCCATTTTTGTATTACATTTGATAAAGAATAACCGCTCCATACACAGGTTATAATGAATACAAATAATACTTCACCTGGCATATACATTACCTTTTAAACTTTTTAACTAATTCTGAATTATCTCTATTAAGAATTCTATCTAACCCTGCTAGACCGGTTGTTACACCCAATCCACCTTTGTTTGAAGTAGAACCTCCCATATCACCATAACCCATTTTAGCTGCCATCTGTGCACGAATTGAATCCATACCTAATTGTGCACCCTGATTTCCAAATGAAAGAGTTTCATCTATATCTTCTTCTGCATCCATATAATTTGGAATATGAGAATTTACATATGATTCTTGTATTGGTTGTTGTGTTTGAAAATTATCCAAAACCGATGCTCCACCACCAACTGGTCCTGCAGTTCTTTGTGCTGCAGTAAATGGTTTGGTTTGGTTTAAGATTTCGTTTATTGCAGAATTTTTAGTAAAATGTTTTTGTGGTTGTTGGGTTGGTTGAACTGATTGTGATTGACGTTCTCTCACCAACATTGCCTCTGCTAATGCAAACGGGTCTTGTTCAACTTCTTCTATAACTGAAGTTGATTTAGTTTCTTGTAAAACTTTCATTCGTTTGGTAACTTCTTCTTTAACTAATTTAGGAAGTTGTTTTTTGATTTCTTGTTCTACAACTAATTTAATTATTTGTGCTAATTTTTTACTATCCATTTTAAATAATATTATTTTACTACTATAAATATATCTTTTGAGGATTTTGTATAGTTATGCCCATAGATTTGGATTTTCTTTTAGTTTTTCCCAATATCCACAGAATTTTTTAATACGATCATCTAATCCATTGTATCCACCATTTATGACACGAGTAATTCGTTTTACAGATGCAGTAGTATCATCGATTGCTAAATTATTTAATTTACGAGTTTTCCAAAACCATGCTGCGGTTTCTGCTACATATTTTGATTCAACCAACGTTGGATTTACTATTACATCATCAGAAACACCTTTATTGAATTGAGTATAATTTGCTCTACCCGTAACCTGAATATACCCTCTTCCCATAAACCGTTTACCATCGCCATCACTTACGTTACCCAAATCACGTCTACCTTCATATCTTTGTTGTGCAGAAGATGGGCCCCATATTTCTTTATTATAACGGAAATTACCACTTTCATGTGCACATTGTGCTAAAAAGTGAGCTCTTGCTAATGGAGTAGTGATTCCCCATTTTCTCATTGCACTTATTAACTTACTTGATGGTGTTATTATCGAACTATTACACCCTCTAATAGATTGACCATCGGATTCGGATGAATTTGAATCAGATGAACTATCATCGTTATTTGAAGAGAATACCATCGGTGCATCGGGGTCATATGACAATCCTGCAGAAGTAGATTCTGCTATACCATATCCAGCATCAGTAGCAGAATCT